CGCGAGCACCGCCGTCGGCTCCCAGCCCGCGCCGGCCAGGTCCCGCGCCGCGGTGGCCCGGCTGGTCAGCTCCGTCGCGGCCAGCGCCCGATCGTCGGGTACCGGGTCGTCGTAGTCGAACTCCAGCCCCTTCGCCGTGTCGCCGAACAGGGGCAGGAACTCGTGGTTCAGCGCTTGCTTGATTCGTTCAAGTCTGGGCTTGATCAGCCACCGGGCGAACATGACCTCGCCCGCCTCGGCGTTCGCCCGGTTCACGTCATCGACGGAGCCGAGCATGCCCTTGGGGAAGCCGAACGCCTCCCGGATGGTCTCGCGGGACGCGTCGCGCAGCTCGGTGAACTGCATGTCCCGCATCGAGTAGCGCCGATCGACCCAGTGCGCGCCCTCTTCCAGGATCGCGACCCGGTGGGCGGCGGCCACGCCACGGTGCTGCTCCTCCCACCGGTCCCGAAACTCGTTGAACTCGTTGTCGTCCCACCGGCCCGGGACCTCGATGACGCCGCTGGGAAGCGCGCTGTTGACGAAGAAGTTCCGGTTCCACTCCGCGCTGTAGCGGGTGGCGTCGAGGTCGGTGAGGATCGACTGCACCGGCCCCATCCCGCGGTACGGGTCGAGCGGGTTGGGCATGCGGAGCTGGATCACCTCGTCCAGGCGCAGCGGGACACGCTCACCATCGGGAGCGACGTAGATGTACCCGGAGACGAACGCCTCGGGGTCGGGCACGGGGTGCATCCGGTCCGGGCGGACAGGCCACAGCTCCAGCGGGATCGATCGCATGCGGGGGTTGCGGGCGACGACCCACCAGGCTTCTCCGACGAGGTCGAGGTGCTGCTGGAACGTCTCGGTGAACTCCTGACCCGGCATGAACGGGTTCGGCCGCCGCCAGATGTCCAGGGCCAGATGCTGGGTGACCTCGACGCGGTCCTCGTCCTTGCCGGAGGCGGCGGAGCGCCACAGCCGCCAGCATGTTTGCGAGGTCGCGTTGCTGGTGCGGTGGACGATCGCGAACAGTGTGCCGACGTTGCCCATGGCGGCCATCTGCGCCTCGCGGTCGGTCCGCGTGCCGACGAACGGCAGGGCGAAGCTCGCGCGGCGGCCGGTGTACGGGACGGGTGCCCGGCTCTGCACTGCGCGGGCGAGGACGCCGAGGGGGGATCTCATGGCCCCATCCGTTCGGGGGCGGGGCCACACAGGATCTGCCCAATTACGGCGACGAGGACGGCCCACGCCTTGACGTGGCATTCGCGGCAGGGGTGGTCACCGCCGTGCGTGCAGATCGCGGCAGCACCAATGCACTTGGCCTGGTCACTGACGTCGAGTTTCGTCATCGGCGGTCACTGCCGGACAGCGCCTCCAGGATCAGCAGGGAGACGCCTCCGACCGCAAGGCCGGCGGCAATATGGAGCTGCCATGCGGCGGCGGTGAGCATGCCGAAGCCTGCGACGCTGAGGAGGAAGGTGCGCAGGGCGGCCCAGCCGGGGAGGAGCCGGGCCAGGAGCCGTGCGGCGCGGATGGTGAGCGGCGTGCGGGGGCGACGTGGGGCGGCAGCGTGGGCGGCGCGTTCTGTCCGAAACGCCTGCCGGATGCTGATCGCGGGGGTCGCCATACTGCGGATGGTACAGCTAGCAGGAAGTTTTACGGCATATCTCGCTCTTGACCGAAGAATTTTCGGTCATAGGAAGCGGACGCGGCCACGCGGGCCGCCGCTGTAGAACGCGAGCAGCAGAGCGTCGGCGTTGTCCGGGCTGCGGCCAAGCCGCTTGATGATCTCTTCCTTCTTCTCCACCCGGATCCGCCCCTGAGGATCGGCGTCCCACTGCGGCTCCAGGAGCTGCGCCACCGTCGTGTCCGCGTTCGCCATCCCCGACAGGTCCCACCCGCGCCGCTCGGACAGGCCACGGCCGACCTCCCACCAGATCTCCGCCCGCAGGTTCACGTACCGGTCTGGCCGGCTCGCCTTCTCGCCGACGTTGACGCCGATGACCTTCACACCGCGCAGGGCGGGGTCGTTGCGCAGCTCGCCGATCACGCCGAACCCGACGCCAATCGAATCGATCTTCACGGCGGTGGCGCCGGTCTCCTTGATGGCCAGCTTGATCAACGGCGCGATCTTCTCCGGCCGGTCCGTGTGCGCCCGCCACTCCCGGCCCGCCACACGGCCACGCCGCTCACGCACGACCGTCTCGTCACCGCCGCCGCCGACGTCCACGCCGAGCTCCACCGGGGTCAACTCGGCGGGCGGGTGCGGCGCGTCCGGGGCGATCCGGCACGCCGCGACGTCGCTCGTACGGACGACCTGCCACTCGGAGTCCTCGCTGAACTCGCCGAGGACCTTGGCCCGGTAGATCGGGTTGTCCTCACCCCACTCGGCGCGCTTCTCCTCCACCCACTCGCGGGAGATCAGCACCTTGCCCAGGTCGTCCGGCACCTCCTCCCCGGTCAGGTTCGGGCTCTCGAACGCGCTGATGCCGATCACATGCCAGCCCGACCCCGGCGTGCACACCCGCCGGAACTCGCTGGCCGGGTTGTCCGGGTTCCCGATCGCCAGAATCCGGCAGTCGGTGTTGGTCGTCAGCGTGTCCGCCGCGATCCACAACTGGCCCGGAATCCCGCACGCCTCGTCCAGGATCACCAGCACATACCGGGCATGAATCCCCTGGAACGCCGCCTCGTCGTGGTCGGCCGGCTTCCGGCCGTAGGCCACGATCTCGTCATCGAGGTGCCACTCGGTCTGGTTCACCCGCCCCGGCAGACCGGCCCGCTTGTGGTGGCGACGGATGTACCGCCACAGGATCGCCCGCACCTGCGGCGCGGTCGGCGCGGTCGTGACGACGAACGCCTCACCCGCAGGGTGCGTGTCCAGCCAGTGGCAGGCCACCACCGACGCGATGTGCGACTTCCCGACGCCGTGGCACGACCGGACCGCCACCCGCCGGTGATCCCGCACCGCGTCCAGGATCTGCCGCTGCTTGGACCACGCGAACTGGCGCAGCCGCCCGGTCACCCACCCGACCGGATCCTGCCGGTACGCCTCGGTCTCGAACCGGCGCGCCGCGTACTCCCACGCCAGGTCAGGCGCCGAGGTCACGCCGCGCTCCCGGACGCGATGGCCCGCAGCACGCCCGGCACCACCTGGGGGACGCGGGACTGCTGCTCGGCGGACAGATCCAGCGCGGCCAGGATCCGCCGGATCGCCTCGGCCAGCAGCTCGCCCTGATGCTCAGCGATCCGCACCTGCTGCTCGGCGATCCCCATGTCATGCGCCGTCTTCGCGAACCTGACGCACCGGTCCCGCTCCTGCGCCTCCAACATCGCCAGGCCGCGCACCGCCTCACCGGAGGCGTACACCCCGATGTCCTTCACCGCGCCGTACGTGTGCCCCACCAGCCCGGCGCCTTTGCCGACGCCACCGGCGCCAAGGCCGGGCCCGTCGAGGTCGTCCTCACCGTCGGCCTGCGCCTGCTCAACCTGCTGTTCGAGCAGCGCGGCGTACAGGTGGGCACGCAGCCACGACATCTGCAGCATGCCCAGCACGGCCTCCGTCGCCGACACCGCCGGCGTGCCGGACAGCGCTGACCACGCTGTGACCGCCTCGCCCTGGGCTTTGGCCAGGCTGGTGGGCTTGCCCGCGTGGTTGCGGCACGCGTCGGTGCCCCGGATGGCCGAAGCGTGGCAGCGGCCGGCGTGCCGCTGGGAGTTCTTCGAGCACTCCCAGCGGCGGTGTTCCTCGCACCAGGTGGCCCCGGTCTGGCTCATGGGGTCAGGTTGACTCATGGGGTGATCCGATCATGTAATGAGCCGCTGTATTCGATTCTGAGCGTGCCGGGGTACGGAGAGTCGGACCGGGGGCCGCGCGGCGCTGTACGACCGCTACAGCGCCGCGCAGGGCCATTCAGGCGGGAGGGTCGGCCACGTAATCGCCGTGGTACGCGACGGCCCGGCTTCCGCAGTGGGCGCGGCAGACGCGACGCCAGCCGAGGGTGCGGTACCACCGCCAGCCGGTGGACGGGGTGCAGCCCCACATGCAGGGCTCGGTGGGCGCAGGGGCGGGAGCGGGCTGGCGGGTCGCGGTGGTCATGACGCGGGCCTGCACTCGGTCTCGTGCTCGGCGAGCGGCACGTCGGCGCCCTTCACCCAGGTGGCGCCGCCCTCGACCGCGATGGGCAGCCCTTCCGGCCACGACGGGAGGCCGAGGTCGGCCTGGCCCTCCGGGACCATGACTTCGCTGCCGGTGTAGTCCTGCAGGACGTGTCCGCATCGGGCGCACTCCTGGTAGTGGCCCCCGAGTTGGACGGGGCCAGCGACGTGGACGGTGGTGGTCATCGCGGTCCTTCCTGGTTGGCGATGGCGAGTAGGACGTCGGCGTGGCAGGGCTCCCATAGCGGGCACCAGCAGGCGAGGTCCTTGCCGGCCAGCTCGCGCCGTACGTCCTCGACGGACAACCAGGGCTTCCCGTGTCCCTGCCGAATGTGGATGTGCCGGTCGGGGGCGGTCAGTGCGCGGCGGAACATCTCGACGCACTCGGCGCGGGTCATGTAGCGGATGTGGTGGACGGTGACGTGGCCGTCGGGGTGGTGGTAGTCGTGCCGCATGCCGTCGGCGCTGATCCGGCTCTCGTACTCCCATGGGGAGCCGTCGAGGGCCGGGACGCGGGCGAGTGCGCGGTAGGTGCGGAACACCCACGGGTTGCCGAACCTGGTGGGGCGCCCGACGTACACGGCTCCTTCGGGCATGCGCCAGCCGCGAGTACGGCGGCGCTGGATGCGCTGGGGAGTGCGGGCGGTCGGGATGGCGTCGGCGACGAGGAGCGCGGTGGTGTCGGTCACGGGTTCTCCTTGGTGGCGTTGATGAGCCGCCGGGCGTCGGCGGCGGGCAGGTGGCCGCCCTCGGGGGTGCAGCCGTGTTCGCACCGCAGGTCTTCGGCGGCGCCGTACAGGCGGCACAGCATCGGCCGGATGTCGTAGACCGTGCAGCGTCCGTCGGCGAGGGCGGGGCAGGTGTATTCGCCGGTCGCGAGGAGTTCGGCGACGGCCTCGGCCGGGCGCGGGATGGTGACGCCCGCCCGGCGGATGCGGGCGCGTTCGTAGGGGTGCATGTCGATCGGGCCGCACGCCTGCTGGCATAGGCCCCGGCATCCGGGGTCGGGCACCTGGTCGTACAGCGCGGTGAGGTTGGCGTCCATGGCGTCGGACCAGCGGCTCATCGTGCCGCCCTCCGCTCGTGGCGGCGGCGCGGGCGGATCGCGTCCCACGCGGCGCCGACGGGGCCGATCACCCACCAGGCGGTGACGACCGCGAGGAGCGCCCACTTGTCGCGGGCGTAGAGGGTGGCGCCGGTGACCTGGATGGCGGCGAGCGTGAGCGCGCCGAGCAGCATGTTGATCATTCGGCGTCGCCCCCGCAGCATTCCGCGAGCCAGCCGCCCTCACCATCGGCGCGGATCTGGATGTCGGCCTCGAACTCCTCGCCGCACTCCGAGCACTGGCCGGCGTAGGCGGCGGAGAACCACGGGCCGAGCAGGACCGGCGTCGGCGGCGGGGCGGCGGGTGGGCGGCAGTGGGCGCACTGGTCGACGTACAGCTCCGTCACGGCGCAGCGCTGGGTGGCGGTCATCGCAGGGTGCTCGCCTTCTCGTAGGCGTCCACCGCGGCGGGCGGGACGCGGAAGGTACGGCCGATCTGGATGGTTCCGGGGAACGCCCCGGAGTGGATGAGCCGGTAGACGGTCATCTTCGACACGCGCAGCCGGGCGGCGATCTCTCCGGCCAGCAGGTACGCCTCGGTGGGGCTGGTCATGCGGACTCCTTCGGGGTGGGCTCGTCGTGGTCGGTCGGGTCGTGCGGGATGCCCTCGACGCAGGCGGGGCAGGTGATGGCGTCGGCGAGGACGTCGCCGACGCTGACGGGTGGCGGGCCGCCGAGCGGGATGTCGGCGGCGAGCGCGTCGAGGGCGGCGGCTAGGCAGCGGCGGGGCGGGATCATGACGCCGCCTGTGCGGGCGTGGTGTTCAGCCAGGCCGTGAAGGCGGCAGCGGAGACGAGGTGGCCCCAGCCACCGCACGGCGCCTCGGGGTACATCCGCCGCAGCCGGAGCAGCCGGCCGCTGCCGAGGTCGAGGAGCGTGGGCTTGGTGCACATGGCGATGGACTTGCGCGGGTGCTTCCAGCGGAAGGTGACGTACGGCTTGCCGGGCCTGGTCCGGATGAACAGTCGCTCCTCGTCTACGGGCCGGGTGGCGTCGAACAGCCACACCATCTGGTCGTAGAACTCCTCGCGCTCGGCGATCTGGTCGGGGGCGAGGTAGCTGTGCTGGAGTTCGACGACGGTGCCGTCTGCGGCGACGATGTCGGCGCGGTGGGCGCCGACGACCACCTCGCGGCGCTCGATGGGGACGCGTGTTTGCCATGCGAGGTGCCAGGCGTGGTCGGGCTCGGCCCAGGGGTCGCAGTCGGCTCGGGCGGCGTGGGCCCAGTGCCATCTGACGATGTGTCCGCACTTGGCGGTGACGGGGTGTCCGCACACGGGGCAGGTCCCGGTTCGTCCGGGGGTGGCGGGCGTGCGGGTGCCGTCAACGAGGGCGACGATCACGGGGTCCTCCGGGGGCGCGACAGGCGGAGTGGATCTTGGGGTTTTGAGATCTTGGTCGGGGCCATGCACGCTCCCCCTTCTTTAGAGAAGGGGGAGAGCGTGACTGGAAGGCCGTGTATGGCGTGACTGCTGCCGTGACTGCGTGACCTGCGGAAACGCGGAGAGCGTGAGTGGCGCGTGTGTGGAAATGGCCAATCACCGAAATGTAAGGTGCGTGACTGCTCCACGGTCATGACGGAGCCTCCTGGTGGGACACGAGGAAGTACTTCGTCGGCTCCGACCCGTTCGCGCCACCCGCAGCCCCCTCACGGGCCACCATCAGCCCCGCCTTCACCAGCCGGTTGAGCTGCCGCCGCGCCTTCTCCACCTGCGGCTTGGTCGGGTTGACGTTCTCGTACATCTGCCGGGCGGCTGTCTGCGCGGTCATCCCGTGCGGGAAGAACTTGGCCATCGCCAGCAGGTCCGTCGACTCGACGATGCCCGTCACCCCGGTGTCGTGGTCGTGGAGCACCTGGAACGGGCCGACCTCGTCCGCGGGCTGCTTCAGGTGCCGCATCTCCACAACCGGGTCGCCGGCCTCGCCCCACAGCAGCACCACGCTCCCGGCCCCCGCGGTGATCCACACCGAGCCGTACACGTCGGCGAGCGTGTTCGGCTTGCCCCCGCCCGCGCCGGCCTTCTTCTGGTGGTGCAGTTCCAGGACCTCGACGCCCTCCTTGATGGCGGCCTGGCGGGCACGGTTGTAGGCGGCGCCGACTGCGTCCTCGGACAGGCCGATCGCGGTGTCCTTCACCGAGTCCACGACGACCGTGTCCGCGCCCGCGGCCACGCACATCTGCATCAAGATCTCGGGCCGCTTGGCGAAGTCATGGGGCGGCGGCCCGGCCCACACGACCAGCCGCTCCTGAAGAACGTCGCGGTGCTCCTCCGTGAAGAGCCGCTGCATGGCGCGGGCGATCTGACGGGGCCGGTCGCAGGCCAGGTACAGCAGGCGTCCCGCACCGGGGGCGATCGGCATGCCGAGGACGTTGTCGCGGATGCCGAGCCGCCCGGCGACGAGCTGGTGGGCGAGCGTCGTCTTCCCGACCCCGTTGGGACCGACGACCATGAGCGCCTCGCCGGCGGCCCACAGCACCGACCCCTCCTTGCCCCACACCGCAGGGATCTCGCGGGGAGCGTCCAGGACGAACGTCGCGCCGGACAGGAACAACTCCGGCCCCGGGGCGGTGGCCGGGCGGGGCGGAGCGGCGGCTTCTTCGTCGAAGAGCCCAGAGAGGTCGGCGTCCGTGTCGTGCATGGTCGTCACGCGGACCTCCGCAGTGGCCTCCCGGGGACGTGCCGGCCGAGGTAGTCGCCGCCATGCCGCGCCACCGCGTCGGCCCTGGCGCACCGCGAGCAGCGCCCGCACCGCGCCGAGCACGGCTCCCCGCGCGCCGCCGCCTCGTCCATCGCCTGCCGCTCGGCGGTGGTGGGGCGGCGTTGGATGGCGCGGACGCGGGCGACGACCGCGGACCACGCCTGTGTCATCTCCTCGTGGGCGTGCCGGTACCCGACCTCCCAGCCGGAGGCGTGGCCGTCGCGGTATCCGGCGGCGTACGCCTCGGCGACGCGTCTCTCCTGCAGGTCGTGCTCGGCGAGGAGGGCGCGCATGGCCTCGATCGCTGCCGCGGCGTCGGTCGGCTGATCCACGGGGGCTCCTGGTGCTAGAAGAGGGTTGGCTCGGCGGCGAGGGGGTCCTCGGCTGGCCCGGCACGGCAGCGCGGGGCGGGGGTCATGCGGTCCACCGCCGTACGGGGATGCCGGCGCGGTGGGCGCGGTCGGCTGTGTACGAGGCCCCGTGGGAGCCGTGGGGCGTGCGCCTGCGGCATGTCCGGTCGGCGCAGGGGGCGATGAAGGCCAGGCAGACGTCCGCGCCTTGGGCGACCATCTCCGCGTCCCGCCTCAGGCCGGCGGCCGGGCAGTAGGTGGTGCCGTCGCGGCGTGCGCGCCGGTGGCCGGACCGGCAGGCGGGGGCGCAGGTGTCCCAGTCGGCGGGGTGGTGTTCGACGGTCAGGCCGCCACCCCAGGCCACGCCGATGCGCTCGGCGATCTGGTCCGCGCCGGGCGCGCACCCCTCGACGATCACCACGTTCTGGGGGCCGTGCTGGGAGACGATCGCCGCGATGGCGTCGCGTACGGGCTGCTCGCGCCTCCACATGCGCGAGCCGGTGATGAGCGCGCGGTAGGTCACGACGCACGCTCCACCAGCTCGGCGAGGTGCGCGGTCGCGCGGGCGTCTACGGTGACGAGTCGGCGGGTGACCCACTCGATGCACGGCACGGCCACGCTGTTGCCGAGCTGGCGGTAGCGGGCGGCGTCGGACTGGCCGGCGGTCCACAGGTCGGGGAAGCCCTGGAGGCGTTCGCATTCGAGCGGCGTGAGCCGACGCACCGCCTGGGCAGCGACCATCGGGTAGGACGAGCCTCCGCCGGGCGTCCGCAGGGTGAACGCGGGGGCGCCCGGGTCACCGGCCTCCATCCGCGCCCCGTCACCGCGCCCGCGCAAGGCCACGGGGGTGATCGCGCCGAGGCTGTTGGAGCCAGGGCGCGGGTGGGAGCGCAGCGTCTCCACCACGAGGTTGGTGTCGTCCTCGGTGCGGCGGCCGGGGCGGGAGACGCCCGGCGAGGAGACGCCGGAGGTGAGCGTGTGGGCCACGTGCGGATTGCCGGTCGCCGCGAGGGAGGGCGCGGGGTCCCCGGCCGGTCCGCCGGTGCCCTTGGCCCACTTCGCCGAGACCGTCGCCGCGATCAGGTGGCCGGCTTGGGCGGCGTTGTCGTCTGGGCCGCCACCGCCTCCAACGCCGTTCGCAGTGAGGGCGGCAACGACCTGCCGCGCTTCTCGGCCCGACGCAGGATGCCCTGTGCGGCCTTCGGGCTCAAGAAGTACTTCGGCAGGCCCTCGTGGGTCTCCTCCAGCACGTCCGACAATGAGGACGCGACGGCGTCGCTGGGGGACTCCGAAGTGTTGAGCGTCCAGTACCCGCCAGCAGAACCCCATCCCGAGGTCGGCCAGGTCGTCGAGGACGGCGCGGAAGTCTCGCCCGGCGTTGACGGATAGAAGGCCAGGGACGTTCTCGCCGAGGAACCAGGTGGGGCGGAGGTCAGCCAGCAGGCGCACGACGTGCCGCCACAGTCCGGATCGTGGGTCAGATAGGCCGCCGCGACGTCCTGCCACGCTGTTGCCCTGGCAGGGCCAGCCGGCGGCGAGGATCCCCCGGCTTGGAACAAATCCGGCTGCTCGGAGGTCATCGCCGGTCACCTCTCGCACGTCTTCGAACAGGGTCACGTCGGGGAAGTGCCGCTTGAGGATCTTGCGGCAGGCCGGGTCGATCTCGACGGCGGCGGCGACGCGCACGCCCGCCCGGGCCAGGGCGAGGTCGATTCCGCCTACGCCCGCGAACAGGGAGACCGCAGTGAGGTCGCTCACGACCGCCTCCGAGCGGGGGCCGCCGCGCCCTCGATCGCGAACAGGTTCGGCTGCCGATCCATGGCCACTGCGCGTGCGCCGGTGTGCT